CGCAACCAATACTATCGTCGCGTTAAGGTTACTAACCTTATGTAATCGATACCTCTCCATTAGAGAGAGGGTTGCTAAGAAACTGGGGGGAGCAGAAATGCTCTCCCCATTTTCATTATAAATAGTAGGAAACTAAGAGGATCCTATGGTACTAAAAACAGAACTTGGCGTTACAGAGGCGAATTGGTCGAATCAGCAACCAAGCGATCTCGATTATCTGAAACCCAACGGATTCAAATTTCAGATTCACAATCTACCAAACGTTTCTTATTTCTGCCAAGCAGCGAATATCCCCGCAATTCAAATGGGATCTCCTTCACTCTCTACACCTCTGTCCGATATTCCGTATCCTGGCGACAAATTATCGTATGGTGATCTGGTAATTCGTTTCCTCGTTCAAGAGAACATGGCAAATTATCTCGAGTTGTATAATTGGTTGATTGGTCTTGGATTCCCAGAGAATCATGATCAGTATAAAAACTGGAACGAGTCGCAACGTTATAGATTCCCTGCTATCTCGGACAAACGTCTTGGCGCTTTAGGAAACTTCTCGGACGCAGACTTCTTTATTCTCGACTCCGACAATAATCCCAACGTCAAAATTACTTACTATGATGTTTTCCCAGTTAGTTTAGAAGGTCTGGACTTTGACATCAGTTCTGGTCGAGCAGACTTCTTGGTCGGGATTGCCGCATTTAAATATCGCCATTATACGGTGGAAGCACTTTAAGTATTGACTTTTGTCAAAAAACACGGTATAGTTATATTATTTTTTCTAGTGAGGGCATATGAAATTATCTGAAATCCAAGAATTGTGGGCGAAAGACTGCAAGATTGATCAATTAAATCTCGGTCCAGAATCCACTAAAACTCCAGAACTACACGCAAAGTATTTGAACCTGCTTACTAATGCCAAGTTGCAGTTACGTAAGGCAGAGGCAGATTACTTCCGCATGCGTAAAACTAAACTCAGATACTACAAGGGCGAACTTACTCGGGAAGAACTTGAAGAATGGGGATGGAATCAATACCAAGGATTGAAACCACTCAAGAATGAGATGGATGATGTTCTTCAATGCGATGACGATCTAATCAAGATTCAAGACAAGATTGATTACGTCAAGGCAGTTCTATATCAATTAGAGCAAATTCTACGGTCACTAAATAGTAGGACATGGGACATTAAGTCTGCTATCGAGTGGACCAAATTTACAAATGGGTTAATGTGAGCGATCTAACAGTTACCAAAAAAGATGAAGTATATTTGAACGTCGAGTGCGATCCAAGCATTGCGCAAGAACTAAACGATTACTTCACCTTTGAGGTTCCTGGTGCTCGATTTATGCCAACATATCGTGCCAAACTTTGGGATGGTAAGGCGCGACTATTCAACATGTGGACCAAGGAACTTTATGTTGGTCTACTCCCGTACCTAAGAGAATTTGCTGAACGTCTTGACTATAAGATGGATGTTCAGATGGAAAGAATCGGCGATCCGATTAATCTAGACGATCTTGTAAAATTTGCCGAGTCGCTGAATCTACACTCACAGGGCAATCCGATCGAGACAAGAGACTATCAGTTAGACGCTGTCAAGTATGCGATACGAATCGGTCGCACTCTGCTACTCTCACCAACTGCCTCAGGTAAATCCCTGATCATCTATCTACTAATGCGATACCACCAGCAGTTTGGTCGCAAGCAATTAATCATTGTTCCCACCACATCTCTGGTTGAACAAATGTATAAGGACTTCCAAGATTATGCCTCCGAAACAGACTGGAAAGCAAGTTACAATTGTGCGAGAATCTATTCAGGGTTCGAGAAGTCGAATGAGTATCCCATTACGATATCAACATGGCAGTCAATCTACAAGTTACCTAAGAAATTTTTTGACGAGTTTGATGTCATTTACGGGGATGAGGCGCATCTTTTCAAAGCGAAATCCCTAACATCAATCTTCAATAAGTGCACCAAAACCAAGTTCCGGATCGGAACAACAGGAACTCTCGACGGAACTAAAACGCACAAGTTGATTCTCGAGGGTCTGTTCGGTAAGGTTCACAAGGTAATCTCCACCAAAGAACTCATGGACCAAGGGTCGGTTGCCGATCTGGATATTCACTGCCTCGTTCTCGATTATACCGATGAAGAAAAGAAAGCACTGACAAAGTATACCTATCAGGAAGAAATGGACTGGTTGGTAACGCATCAGAAACGAAACACCATCATTAAAAATCTGGCAACTACACAGAAGGGCAACACCCTAGTTCTGTTCCAGTTTGTTGAGAAACATGGTGCTGTGTTATACGATTTGATCAATCAGAAGGTCGGTGAAAGGCGTCACGTCTTCTTTGTTCACGGTGGAACTGATACGCAGCAAAGAGAAAAGGTTCGTGAGATTACCGAACAACAAAGCGATGCGATTATCATTGCTTCGTATGGCACCTTTTCAACGGGAATAAATATAAGAAATCTGCATAATGTTATATTTGCTTCCCCTTCGAAGTCCAGAGTAAGAAATCTCCAGTCGATTGGTAGAGGATTACGTAAGGGTAACGACAAGACTTCCTGTCGTTTGTTTGATATTGGCGACGATCTGACTTGGAAAAGTCGAAAGAATTATACTCTACAGCATATGATAGAGAGAATCAAATTATACAATGAAGAAGGTTTTAAATATAAACTGGTGAGGATCCCAACTGATGGAACCAAAAGTAATTAAATTCAACAATGGCGAACTTGTCATTGGAGTCTTACGTAATAACAATGAAGAGTCTCTCTGGATAGAGAACCCAATCGCAGTTGTGCCATACCCTGTCATGCAGAACGATATGATGGGAGAAACGTTTCTACTGAAACCTTGGATTGGTATTTCGGATGAGAAAAAATTCCTTATCCCGACCTGCGAAATTGTTACGATCTGCACACTGAAGAAGAATCTTCTGGAACAATACAACAGATATATCTCAGGTCCGTCTTTGCCAGACGAGGATCCCCCCGAAGATTTGGATATGGATCTGGAGACGATCAGAGCAGCGCTGCTCAAGGATAAGAACTTACTTAACTGACAGCTAAAGCTTATTATTCATAATGCGACATAGTCGATTATACTCTTTTCCAAAGAAATGTCAATGAAAAAAAGTTGACTTTAGTGAAAAAATATAGTATAAGATACTATGAGATGGAGAAAAACATGAACGAAAAAGTACCATTTAAGAAAAACAAAAAGAACAATGTCCATTATGTGGACAACTCAAAGTTCTTAGAAGAGATTACCAAGTATCGCAATGGCGTGCTTGCTTCTATTGAGGCAGGAACAACTAAACCACGTGTTCCAAATTATCTTGGCGAGTGTTTTCTTAAGATTGCAAACCACCTTGCATACAAAAGCAACTTTATCAACTATACCTATCGCGAGGAAATGATTTCCGATGGCATTGAGAACTGCATTACTTACATTGACAACTTCGATCCTGATAAGTCTAAGAATCCCTTCGCGTACTTCACACAAATCACTTACTATGCCTTTCTTCGTAGAATCCAAAAGGAAAAGAGACAACAGCAAACCAAATATCGATACATGAGAAATATTGATATGCATGACCTTATTACACAGGATCATGACACTGGTGAATACGGCAACGAGTTTATCGATTATGTAAAGAAGCAAATGGATATGATAGATGAGTACGATAAACCAGACGAACCAAAGAAGAATGCTCTTCCGAAGCGCCGACCGAAATATCTTGATAAAAAAATCATTGACAATTCTCTTGATTTAGGGTAATATGAGAATATCTACTCTTTTGTAAAGGAAATACCATGACTACTGAAAATACACCTCGCGTTTCGACCGTCGCCAAGACTAAGACGTTTGTTTCTGACAACTGGTTCTCTCTGATGATGCTCGGTATCGTTGGTATTGGACTAACTTCTATTATTTCTAATACTGCAGACCATCGCGAACAAGTCCAGACTATATCAGTCCAGAACGCTGGTTGTATCTATCTCGAATCTTCCGATTTGGGTGCTGGTCAGCACTATATGATCTGCGATGGTCAGATCGTTCTTAAACGTGTTTCGGATGAGACCGCTCAGGAAACTCCTGAGAAAAAGTTGGAAGAAGTCGTTCCTACTAACGCAACGGCAACCCCACCTGCAAAGTAAATAAAAGGTTCGAGTATGAAGATTGCGTTGATCACTGACACCCACTTCGGTGCTAGGTCAGATTCTATTCCATTTGATAACTTCTTCGCGAAGTTTTACACTGAGGTATTTTTCCCCCATCTTGAACGAGAAGGAATCAAAACCATTATTCACCTCGGTGATGTTTTCGATCGACGCAAGTTTATAAATTATAACACGCTGAAGAAGTGCCGCGAATACTTTTTCGATAAGACGTCCGAACTAGGTATCGACGTTCACATGATCGCAGGTAATCACGACACGTTCTTCAAAAACACCAATGATGTAAACTCATTGGACCTTCTATTGCGAGAGTATGAAAACATTATTACATATTCTGACGCAGAAGAAATTATTCTGGATGGTAAAAATCTGCTGCTTGTGCCGTGGATCTGTTCAGGTAACTACGCCGAAACTATGGCAGTTGTAAAGGAAAGCAATGCACAAGCAGTATTTGGACACTTTGAATTTTCAGGTTTTGAAATGTATCGTGGGCATAAAAATGACCATGGGATGGATACTGCAGAGTTTGATAAATTCCCTCTTGTTTGCTCTGGTCATTTTCATCATCGTAGTCGCTCTGGTAACATTGTCTATCTTGGTAATACCTATGAGTTTACTTGGAGCGATTATAATGATCCACGAGGGTATCACCTCTATGATACGGAAACGAATGAGATAGAATTTCATGAGAACCCATTTAAAATCTTTCATAAAATCTATTATGATGACACTACTGGTGACCCTAGTTTGCTTGATCTTAGCACACTTGTGGGGAGTTGCGTTCGATTAGTTGTCGTAAAGAAAACAGACTTCTATAAGTTTGATCGTTTCGTTGACAAGTTGTATGATTGCAACCTGATCGAATTAAAAATTATTGAAGACTTCTCAGA